AGTTGCTGAAGAAGAAACTTCTACTGAAGAAGTTGTTGCCGAAGAAGAGACTACTGGAGAAGAAGTAGTTGCTGAGTATAACGTTGAAGAAGACGTTAATGCTCTTCTCGGTGGCGAAGAACTCTCCGAAGAATTCAAAGAAAAAGCAAAAACAATCTTTGAATCCGCTATCAATTCCAAAGTTTCTACTATTAAAGTAGAACTGGAAGAAGCATATGCTGCCAAGTTCGCAGAAGAAGTTGAGGCAGCGAAGGAATCACTCGCTGAGCGTGTTGATTCTTATCTTGAGTATGTTGCCGATGAGTGGGTTGCAGAAAATGCACTCGCCGTCGAAGCAGGACTCAAGAATGAAATGACGGAATCATTCCTTTCTGGAATGAGAGGACTTTTTGAAGAACATTATGTATCAATCCCTGAAGAAAAATACGATGTGCTTGAGAGCATGGTAGAAAAACTTGATGATATGGAGACAAAACTCAACGAGCAAATCGAGAAAAATATTGCTCTGAATGGCAGACTTAATGAGTCTGTTGCAGATGGTATTCTCGATGAAATTTCTGAAGGACTTGCATCCACTCAGAAGGAGAAACTCGCTTCACTTTCCGAAAGTGTAGAGTTTGAAAGTGAAAAATCTTATCGTGAAAAGTTGGAGACTCTGAAGGAATCCTATTTCCCCAAGTCCACTCCTTCTGCTAAAACCGAAACCCTGTCTGAAGGAGAAACTCATAACCATCAGCAGTATTCTGATCAAATGAGTGCTTATCTCAGATCCCTGGGAACTTTTAGCAAATCCTGAATTTAACATTAAACAAACACTAAACTTTTAATAGGTAAACCGCAATGTTCCATTCCGAACAGTTGCAGGAAAAGTGGGCACCTCTCCTCAATGCTGAGGGTTGCGAATCAATCAAAGATTCTCATCGTAGAGCTGTAACCGCTGTCCTGCTCGAAAACCAAGAAAAATTTCTTAAAGAGACTTCCTCTTTTGAGAATAGTGGATCTATCCTCAATGAGGCTGCTCCCACCAACTCAACCGGATCGGCTGTAGATAACTTCGATCCCGTACTGATCTCACTGATCAGACGCTCCATGCCTAACCTGATCGCTTATGATCTGGCTGGCGTTCAACCCATGAGCGGCCCTACTGGACTCATCTTCGCGATGCGTTCACGTTACCAGAATCAGTCTGGAACCGAATCTTTCTACAACGAGCCTGATTCTGCATTCTCCGGACAGAACTTTGGACGTAACCTCACTGGTGGTTTCTCCGATGCCAACGCTGGTATGGGTACTACTTCACAGGGTGGTACTAATCCTTCTGTTCTGAACCCTGTTGGTTCTGCCTCTTCCATCGGTTATAACGCTGGACAAGGCATGACAACTGCTGAGTCTGAAGCACTCGGCGATGGTACAACAGGAAATGCCTTCAATGAGATGGCATTCAGCATTGAGAAGGTTACCGTAACTGCTAAGTCACGCGCCCTCAAGGCTGAGTATTCCCTGGAACTGGCACAGGATCTGAAAGCAATCCACGGTTTAAACGCCGAGGCTGAACTCGCCAACATTCTCTCCACTGAGATTCTGGCTGAGATCAACCGCGAAGTTATCCGTACTATCTACAAGGTTGCTGAGCAAGGTGCTGTTCAGAACACCGCTACCGCTGGTGAGTTCGATCTCGACATCGACTCCAATGGACGCTGGAGTGTTGAGAAGTTCAAGGGACTGCTGTTCCAGATCGAAAGAGACGCTAACGCGATTGCACAAAGAACTCGTAGAGGAAAGGGCAACACAATCCTTTGCTCTGCTGACGTTGCTTCTGCTCTCACCATGGCTGGTGTACTTGACTACACCCCTGCTCTGAACGCCAACCTGAACGTTGATGACACAGGTAACACCTTCGCTGGTGTTCTGCAAGGTAAGTATCGTGTATACATCGATCCTTATGCTGCTAACCTGACTTCCAGTAACGGAACTCCTGGTAACCAGTATTATGTTGTCGGTTATAAGGGTACTTCTCCTTATGACGCTGGACTGTTCTACTGCCCATACGTTCCCCTTCAAATGGTTCGTGCCGTTGGACAGGACACCTTCCAACCCAAGATTGGCTTCAAGACTCGTTACGGTATGGTTGCCAACCCATTTGCAGAAGGAACTGACGCTGGACTCGGCGCTCTTCACATCAACGCCAACCGTTACTACAGACGTGTTGCTGTTAAGAACCTTATGTGATATAATTTCCTTACGTGTGAAGGAAGTGCGAGAGGGATCTTCGGATCCCTCTTTTTTTATCTAAATACTTAGAAAACGATGTCTTACGGCAATCCTTTTGAAAATCAGATAAGTAATAGAAATTTCTTATCCCCCACTGGTTTTAAGTTTGTATTGAAGAGAGCACCTAAAGTTGCTTTCTTTGGTAACTCTGCGAACTTACCTGCAATTTCAATGGGAACTGCTATTCAACCATCTTATCTTAAAAATATTGATCAACCAGGTGACAAGGTTGAATTCGGAGATTTTAATTTAAGATTTCTTGTAGATGAAAATCTAGAAAACTATCTTGAGATTTATAATTGGATTAGGGGATTAGGATATCCAGAAAGTTTAAAAGAAACATATGATTGGCAAAGTGGTGTTGAAAGTTTTCCTCAACCTGATCAATCACAATTAAATTTGTATTCTGATGCTACTTTACAGATTCTAACGAGTAGCAATAATCCCAATTTCAAAATAATGTTTCAAGATATGTTCCCCGTAGAACTGTCTACGCTGAACTTTGATGCTACAAGTGAGGATGTTGGATACTTTACAGCAGAGGCAACTTTCAAGTATACTATCTACAATATAACAGATATGTCTGGCAACAAATTATGAGTCTTGATCTTGATTCAATTCAAGAGATGTGGAAAAAAGATTCTGATATTGACAGAGACAACTTACATGAAGAGTCTTTGAAAATTCCATCTCTACATGCAAAATACTTTGAACTATATAATACCATATTTCTTCTGAGGAAGAAAGCAGAACAACAAAGAAAAAACATTAGACACGAAAGATATGAGTACTTTAGTGGAAAAGCAGATCCTGATGTTTATGTGGAGATCCATTCCCTAAAAAAATTAGGGATAAAGAAACTATGCAAAAATATTTGGATGCGGATGACAAACTCTCATCAGTCTCTTTAAAAATTGACTATTATGATACAATGCTTGTTTATATTGAGAGTATACTTAAACAAGTAAGTAATAGAACTTATCACATTAAAAATGCAATAGAGTTTATGCGATTTAATGCAGGGTTAGGTTAAAAATAATTAAAATGTTCATGAGATTTTATATAATTTTTAGTATCTTTTAAATTAAAAGAACATATCATTCTTTTACTATCTGATTTGTTATGTGGACAGCGATGAAAATGTCTTGAATTAAAAAAAATCATATCACCCTCTTCAACCTCGGGAATGTAAGAAAAATTTTTTACCCTATCTACAAATATGGTTGAAGAATGAACATTTTTGTCAAAATGTATAAAAATAACAGAAGAATATCCAATTCCGTGATTATGTAGTCCATGTGACATATTTTTTTCATATTCTTGAATCCACGCAGATTCAAGATTTAAATTTAAATTGAGAAGTTCTAAAAAATCATTGATTTCATTTTTAAACAATTCATTTACTTCTTTCAGCATTAACTCTTTATTTTCGTTAGTGCTTTGAAAATTGGTTAAAACATTACCATATACTCTAGGATTTGATTCATAAAATGTTTTAATTAATCTATCCTTTTTTTCTTTCCAATTTAAAATCTTATGCTTGTAAATTTCAAATTTATCAGTAACTAATTCCATATATAGAACTTACAATAAATATATTTAGTTTTCAGTACTTAAAAATGTTCTATGAATGACGAATGGACTTATCAAGATGATGATTTTAATGAAGATCTTCCATACATAGAACTTCAGTTTGGCCCTGAAGATTTGCATTTAATATATAAATCGGTTTCTGTTCATTTAGACAAATGGACAGGAGGAGATCCTGAAGAACAAGAAAGATTACAATATTTAAAAAATTTTTTATATAGAATAGTTCTTGAATATAAGTTTCAAATTGACTAATAAATACTCACAGGTGATGAATCCCTGTGAATACAACAGATCTTGTAATCTCTAAATCCAACGAAGTATTTCTAAAAATCAATACTGAACCTCATATCGAATATGAGTTAAGAGATCATTTTAAATTTGAAGTCCCAAACGCCAAGTTCATGCCACAGTATCGTGGTAGAAATTGGAATGGAGAAATTCATTTATACGACATGCGTTCCAAGCAAATCTATGTAGGATTGCTGGATAAGATTGTAAGTTTTTGTGAGAATTACGGATATACTTTTTCTTTTGAAAATAATAAATTCTACGGACAACCCTTTGAAGTAAATGATGAGATATCATATGAGGGTGTCAAAGGATTTATGCGATCTATTTGTACTCATACTCCACGACGATACCAAATTGAGGGAGTATACGATGCTTTAAGGCATAATAGAAAGCTATTGATAAGCCCCACTGGGAGCGGCAAATCTCTAATGATTTATTCATTAGTGAGATATTACGTAGACAGGAAACAAAAAATTCTTCTTGTCGTTCCAACGACATCTCTTGTAGAGCAGATGTACAAGGATTTTGAGGATTACGGTTGGGACGCTGAGACATTTTGTCATAAGATTTACAGTGGCAGGGAAAAGGACACAAACTGTCCTGTAACAATTACCACCTGGCAATCTATCTATAAGTTGGAGAGAAGTTGGTTTGAGGAATATAATGTTGTGATTGGTGATGAGGCACATCTCTTTAAGAGTAAGTCTCTCATTTCAATCATGACTAAGTTACATCATGCGAAGTATAGATTTGGGTTCACAGGTACTTTAGACGGCACACAGACGCATAAGTGGGTGCTTGAGGGAGTGTTTGGCCCATCATACAAAGTAACAAGAACCGATGAATTGATGAAGCAAGGACACTTGTCTGAGTTGGATATTCAATGTCTTGTTCTCAAACATGAACCACAAAAGTTTGAAACATATAATGATGAGATTGAATATTTAATTT